GCCATGAGTTGCCTGGCCAGGCCTCGCCTAGCCCCGCCTCGCCTTGCCTGCCGTGAGTTGCCGCGCCTCGCCTTGCCAGGCCGCGCCTGGCCACGCCTCGCCACGCCTGCCGTGCTAAGGCCACAGCCACAGAGCCAATAAAATAAATGCGGAAAAAATGCAAATCGTGCAATCAATATTTCGCCGCATCCGCTTGCGCCATTCCCGGCGCTCGTCTGCTTCACGGAGCATCCGCTGCCACATGTTGTTCATTTGAAAAGTCATATTTAATAATCTCAGGGTATTTAGAAGACTCATTGACGGTAATACTTGTCGGTGCTTTTAATGTTTCTTCTGCTAATGAAATAAGCCGACTGATTGAATTAATATCGGCCAGGACCATGTGCGTTGTGTTTAGCACACGCTCATTGAGCCAATGTTCTGCTTTGCGCGTGGCAATCCCGCCGTGAAACGGACAGACCCACTCATGAAAGAATCTAAGCCCACATTGATATGAAACTTTCAGGCTGTCAGGCTTGCCGGGCTTTTTGTGTACGCTGTAGCGCACCGCATCAACCTGGTGAGTTTTTACATAATCGGCCGGGTTTATAAGGGCGCTAAGTACGCTCAGGCTGGATGCGGTTTTTTCGTGCTTGGGCTTTTCGTTAAACTCGAATACATACCCGCACTCGGTACATGTGCGGGCCTGCACCGGTAACAATGTCTGACAGTCAGGGCAGGCTTTAACCGGCGCGGCTTGTTTTTTATGGTTGCCAGGTACCCAGGCTTTAACGGTATCAACGGGTCCGTGACGGGCCACGTTGCCAGCGAAATCCAGTACCAGGCAGTTTGTTTTACCGGTCCCGGGCGACAGGCGCATCCCTCGTCCGGCCATCTGCACATACAATCCCGGACTGTGCGTGGCGCGCAGAAACGCAATCAGGTCGGTGGATGGCGCATCAAAACCCGTGGTCAATACGTTGGCATTCGTAATCGCCTGTATCAGTCCTGATTTGTATTCGCGAATGATTCTGATGCGCTCGTTCGCCCTGGTGCGGCTCGTGATTACACCACAACGGATGCCGCGCGTGTTCAATTCATCGGCCACATGGTTGGCATGGTCAATACCAGCGCAAAAGATCAGCCAGGATCGACGATCCTTACCATACTTGATGATCTCCGAAACAGCCGCTTGTGTAATGCCTGTTTGGTCTGTAACGCTTACAAGGTCTTTTTGTATAAACTCGCCATCACGAATACGCACGCCGGACAGGTCAATTTCAGTGTTGGTTTTCTTTGATACCAGCGGGGATAAATAACCCTTGGTGACCAGGTACATCAACGGTAACTCAAAGGCCACATCGGTAAACAGGCTGGATGTGCTTTTGGTCAGGTCACCGCTGCGCGTGCGAAAAGGCGTGGCCGTCAGGCCAATAACCTTGACCAATGGATTAATATTCTCCATGTCGGCAATGAATGAGCGATACATCCCATCGCGTTGGTGGTTTATCAGGTGGCATTCGTCAATCAATATCAGGTCGAACTTGCCCAGCATGACGGCGCGGTTATAGACCGACTGGATGCCGGCAAAAATAATCTGCTGATGGTGTTCCCGGCGTTTCAGGCCGGCCGAGTACACGCCCACCGGGGCGCCTGGCCAATGCTGTACGAGTTTTTTGGTGTTCTGCTCGATCAATTCCTTAACGTGCGTGAGCATCAGCACCCGTTGATCCGGCCAGGTCGTCAAGGCGCCATGAATAAAACCGGCAATGATATGGCTCTTTCCAGATCCGGTAGGCAGTACCAGCAGGGGGTTCCCATTGTTGGCACTGAACCAGGCGTACAGTGCGTCAATAGCATTTTGTTGGTAGTCACGCAGTTTCACAGGTAAACCTCGCATCAAACTGTGCTCTTAGTTCCTCGGAAAAACTGTCCCCCAACGCATCCAGGCTGGAAGCGTCTGCTATTTCGTGACTGGTAAAGCTATGCGGCCCGGCCTGTCCGTTACGGAACTGGTAACCGTCTTTGCGCCGGTACTCGACCCAATTTTCTGCTTGACTGGCATCTATCATATCCAGTGATATTAACTTGGGGTTAAAAACGTGTTGTTCGCATCCTTTGCGTTGCCAGTCCTCCGGTATGTCTGCCTGATACCGCGCGCAGGACCAGCGCGCATCCCCGTCCAGCTCGGGGGTTGAATGTGCGCACGTTCGGCAGTTGACAGCAGGTACCTGGTTGTCGTGACAGATCGGCGCATGGTTGCACCATTTGCATTGATAATACGCCGGGTCTGTATTGAGTTTTTCCAGTGGTTCTGGTGACTCAATAACAATGCGCGCTTTTTCAACGAGCTTTTTGGCTTGCGTGGTCCTGGCATCTGTGCGACAGCTTATGGTTTTACGCCCGCCGGGATTGGTGCAGGTCAAATAATGCCGCTTGAACTTGCCGTAGTGCATATATAGCAGAGCCTGCGCGTAATATACGCCGTCCCATTTTTCCAATGCGGATTTCTCGCCATGCTCGGCGATTTTCTTCTGCAAGTCGGACTGCTTTTTATCGTTGACCGCTTTGCACTCCCACACATGGGGTGTTTGCGGGGCTTGCAGCAAGCCCAGGACAATTCCATCCATGTGGCCGCGAAAATGCCCGCCAAGGTCTTTGTAACCATACTGGCACCCGGTACGCTCATCAATGGTGGACAGGGTAACGCCGCCAACCTTGTTTATTCGCGCCGCTTCAAGATCCTCTGTACGGTGGCCGTCCTCAAAACGTCTGAGCGTGGCCGCGTCAAAAGCGGGATGAGAACACCAGTGGAAGTCATACCAAAGAGCGCGCCGGCAGGGGCGCCCGATCCCGGACATACCGAGATACGCTCGCTGCGGTTGCGCGTTCCCCGTTAGCTCAATGGCAGCGTCAACTGCCTTGAGCGTGGGGTCAGCAATGGGTGGCAATGCCACCATCAGGCAGCGCCGCCCCAGGGCGGTGGTGCGCTCACCGGTGCGCCTTGCGCGTTGGTGGCCGATGGCGCCTGTGCGGGCGGGGCTTGTTGAGCTTCAGTGGCCTTGTAACCCTTGATCTCGTTTTTATCTCCGTATTGCTCATCGTGCTTGACCGTGGTTTTAACGGCCATGGGTTTGTTATGCAGTTGCACACTGTCAGTTATCTGCAGGACACCTGTGGCATGACAGATCGCTGAGAGGGTTTGCTGTGCGATCTCCTGTGCTGTGGGGTTGGGGTTGACCAGGTTAAGGCGTTCAAACAGCTTGCGATTGGCATACTGCCCATCGAGGACTTGTAGCGTAAGCTGCAAGTAATACCCGGTGCCGGCCTTTGTCTGTTTCATTTCGCTATCGGTAATCATGACGTTGTACCAGCCGGCCGGCAGTGGCTCAAAGGCGGTATTTGGGTTAATCGTGTTTGCGTCAAACTGGTTGGGTAGTTGGGCCATTAGTTGGTTACCTCGTTGAGTGTGGGTTGAGTCGGTGCGCCGCTGATTTTTGCAGACAGGGTTGAAAGATCGGGGTGCTCATACATGTCCAGGGCGCCAGAGCGGTCCTTTGCCTGGTATTGCAGATCAGGTGATGTTTGCAGCCAGCGTTGCGCTTTGCCATCGGCGTCTTGTTCAACGCGCAGCGCAAGCACCTCGTCAAAAAAATACGGCAGTTGCTGTGGCAGCTTGTTGCCCGGCATGGCCGGGTGATAGAGCATCGCGCCGGTCATCTCATCTTTGACGCGCTCCATTTTGGCCGACATATAGACGTTTCTTTCCGGCAGATCGCGAAAAGCGCGGATTAGATCGGCCATCTGTTCCTGCAAGGCGCCATACGCCTGGCGCACATCGGCCACTTTTTTCTTTTCGGTGTTCAACACCACCTCTGCGATTTCCGACAGGCTGTCAATGCAAATCCAGTCAAATGCCTGTCCCTCGCCTGATTCATTGACAAACCGGTAGGCTTCGTGGACATCCTCAATCGTCTTGACGGTCAATACGGGCAGGTCCAAATGGCGCAGGGACAACAAGCCTGCTTCGGCTGAAATAATCAGCGGCTTGCCGCCAGTGGTACCGCACAAAACGGTTTTACCGGCGCCGGCGCTGCCGTAGACCAGTACCTTGACCCCGTGGAGCTGGGCGGCTTGTTTGGTGGATATTAGTTTGATGGCCATCAAAGTGTCTCCACTTTTACGGCCGTCTTGGCCGGCTTGACGGTGATGGCAGTGGCGAAATACTTATACAGCTCAGGTTCGTTCTGCCGGATGTATTTCAATTCCCGCGTGTTGACCTTGGGCGTGTAGTTAATCACCCGCTCAAAGATGTACGTGGGTACGGCGCTTTGCACGGCGGCGAGCTTGTCGGCGTCAATGCTGCGGGTCAGTTTGCCGGTGGTGGTCACCTTGAAATACTCGGAGGTGGACACCTGTGCGCCCTCCTCCTTGTGACCCATCACTTCAATGATGTCTTGTTCTGCCATGAGCCTGTCTTCGCGGGCAGCGATTTCGCGTGTCTTGGCATCACGCCATCTCTGAGCGGCTAAATCCAGTTTGGTTGGGTTTGTGTTCGTTTCGGTTGATTCCATGGTTAAAGTCCTCGGTGTTTTCGGTGCAGGCGGTGGCGGCGGCGTACCTTCATCCAGTAAATCTCAAATTGAACGCGCCTGATCAGTCGGTGTAACAGGCCGGGTGGGTGTCGTGGTGTTGCCATGGCTGGTTTCATTGGGTTGGGTCCTGTTGGTTGTGGGTGATGACAGGGCAAATATAGCAATTGCTGCATTGCAAGTCAACAGCAGTTGCTATATATTATGGCCTATGGAATTTAAATCGTATTACGCGCAGCTTGATGCCAATGAAAAACGCGCTCTGGCTAAAAAACTTCATACCAGCACGCCGTACCTGTATCAGATCG